AACCTTTATGGTTAAAATTTTGTTTGGCGTTGTTGTTTTCTAAAATCTTCTAACTGTTTTTCTGCAAGTTTCCCTGTTTCAATTACAGTTTGAAGATGTTGTTCTACTTTTCCAACAACATTATAAGCAATCCAGAGTTTTTCTCTAGTATCACTTTCTTTAGCACCAGTTTTTTCAAGTAGTGCTTCAGAATAAAGTTTTTTTAGAGAATCAACCGCCTCTATAAAAATTTTATTCTCCAATATCTGTTTGGCTTGGTTGGATCGGCTGATTTCCAGCGACCTGTCCGCCTGGTCTTTGATTTGCATCTAGTCCTTGTACTTGTTTGCTAAACATATTAGCAGATTTTTGGGCTTGTTCAATAATCTTAGTATCACTTGCCATCATCATCTTATCTAATTCTGCATCAGCTTTAATTTTTGTAGTATCTAACTGTGTATTATATTTTAAAGCCATTTCTTTAATCTTCGCTTCAAAATCTAAAGTCATTTCTTGAGTTTTTTGATTTAATTGTTGAGCTTGTAATTGAAGATCAGCAATTTTTCTCTTATTCTCAGCATCAATTCTTGTAAATTCTATTTTTTCAATAGGAGTTAATGGTGGTGGTTGTGGTGGAGGCATCATTTGTTTGCCAATATCAGGATCAACAAAATAACTTTCCACATTTTTAAGTCCAGCGTTCTCAATTACTTTGGATAAAGTATTATAAATATTTTTTAAAGTTACCATTGGCATCTCTTTTCCACCTTGCAATTGAAATGCTTGTAATTGTCTTTCCAAAATACTGTTTAGCATTACAGTTTGTTGTTCTTTAGAACCAGTTCCAAGTCCTACAACAATAGAAATATTAAATTTATCTTTCCATTCTGTAGGTTTAACAGGAACATATTGATTATTTAACATAACGACTCTTTCTTTGTCTTGATATTTAACCATTAGTTCAAATATTTTTCTAAATAAATCTTTCACACCTGTTTCAGCAAATATTCTAGCAATTAATTCTGAACGCATTTGAGTTTGCGTCATCAAAGCATTAACACCAGTTGCAGTTTTTGAATTTAAAGTATCTGCATCTAAACCTTGAGCAGATTTTGTAATCCCAGTTCTAGCTTCTCTAACTGTATCTAAGTAAGATAATAATGGAAATGCTTGTTGTGAAATTGGTTGAGCAGTCATTGGTTGCATCACTTGGTTTGGTGGTTGCTTAGTTCTAACTACACCACCTGGTCTAGTCGTTAAAAGATCATCCATATTTACCATGCCATCCATGATCGCAACTCTGTTATTATTTGTTAAATACATATTGTCTAATAACTGACGCATCACAGTTGATTTCATTAATTGAATATCTTCAACTAATTCAGAAACTGATCTTCCATAAAATCTATGTGGCATTGGGATAGGTGTTACAGTTACAAATGGAATATTGTCGCAAGGCATATTTTCTAACACCATAGAACCATCATCACCTGCTGAAACTATTTTTCTAAGTTCTGCAATTCCATCTTCATCATAATCATATTTTACATAAGACTCATAAATTAAAACTTTTGTATTTTGACCTTGAGTATAATTATCTACTGGATATTCATCTACATCCCTTTGTCTAACCATGTCTTCAGTATTATAAATATCATCACTAGATGCAGGAAGTTCATTTACTTCATCTTCATCATAACCCATAGCAACTAGGTCTGATCTTGACATTAAAACTTTATGAGAAACAAAGTCAGCTTCTTCAATTGTTTTAGCATTTCTATCAATTAAAAATTCTTCAGGTGGAACTGATTCAATTTTTATCTTACCTTTTTTTTTGGTTCTTTTAATTTTGCAATTGTATAAAGTAAAGTCTGGTTCTTCAACTTGAGATAAATCTGCTCCTTGATCTTCATATTGTTCTAGTAATGCCTCAAATTGTTCTTTTGCAGTTTCATCTTCCATTTCTTCTTCTTCAAGAAATTCAATTTCATCTTTAGTGTCTTCAAGAGCATCTTTATCTGCTTTAGATAAATTTTGATAAGTTTCAAATTCAACAGACTCAGATTCATCCCAGTATATTTTTAAGAAACCATTTTTTTCAATTAAAGCATCTTTAAAAAAATTATATAATAATTGGAAACCATTATTGTCTTTGTAGAATACATGATTTAAATATGCAGTTGCTTGTTCAGCTAAAGGTACATCTTCGGCAGTTACAGGTTCGCATCTTACTACTTTATCTGATGCTGTAAAAACTCTAAGTAGGTTTGGCAAAATGCTTTCAATGGTATCTGAAACATCAGTTGATACTACCTGACTACGACCATCTATTTCTGTTCCAAGTTTATCACCTAAATAATATTCAAGAGATTTTTTTCTGGACTCAGAAAGATTACCACCTAAATATCCAAGAGCATTTTCTATATGATTGCCAAGTAGGGTTTTTAATTTTAAATCGAATTCTATTTTTTTATTTGCCATATTAAACTATGTAGTTTGTGTTCACATACACTTCTTCATTCCAGTCAGTCATTTTACCACCAACAAAGGTACACCCATATCTAAAAGCGTCTGCTGGATGACTTGCAAAATTATGAATGGGTCTGTTTTTAAAACATTGGTTTTTGTCATCCCATTTTTTTTGATAAGCCTTCAATGCTTCAACTCCTTGATATGTTTTTTCTTTATCAAAATAACATTTAGGTAAAGTTTTTCTAACAGCTTCAATACCATCTTCAATAGATAATTTTGGAGCTATATCAAAAGATATACCTAATTCAAGAGCAGATTCCAACCTTGATTTTCCAAAAGCTCCTAATTCTCTAACTTTTATATCATGTGGAGCTATATGTCTATCATATTTATAAGGTTTGGAGTCTAGCAGGTCAGCATAGAAATCTAGGCCTTCTCCAGATGATTCTTCATAATCAATTACTCTAATCTCATCTCCATGCTTTTGCACAAACCATATTGCGGTTGAATCTTTAAGACCCAAATCCCACCAAGTTTCACAATCTAAATTTGGATCATAAGGTACACTTGTAATCTTATTATTCTTTTGTAGGTCATCAATGATTGCACCATAGTAAGATCCAGTAATTGCAGCTTGAAAAGAACATTCAAATTCCTGGTCGTATAAATCTTCTGACATCATAGCTTTTGCAGAATCTAATTCATCTTGATCTAATATTTTTGTTTCACTAGCTTTAAATACTGAAGTCCACCAATCCTTTTGTGTTTGAGCCTCTTTGTGTAATTTGTAAAAATAATTTTGGCCTTTTGGGGTTCCAATAAATATGCACCATCCTTTTCGGTCTGCCAAAGCAGGTCTGATGATCTCAGGAAATATGGTTGGAGATAAACTTTGTGTTTCATCCATCACACATCCATCTAAGAAAATTCCTCTCAAGGCTTGATCGTTCTCAGCACCTAAAATAGTTATCCTTGCACCATTAGGAAAGTCGCATCTAAGTTCTGATTCATTGAATTTAACAAAAGGAATATTCTTACCAAAGGTTTTTATATAATCCCAAGCAGTTGCTTTACCTTGTTTGAATGTAGGACTAATAAATGCGTATCTTGGATTAGGCTTTGGGTTTGTCAAAGCATCTCTAATCATGTGATTGATACACATTACAGTCTTGCCAGACCTTCTATGTGCAACGATTACATTAAATCGGTGCTTTATCATTTCATTATGCAAAAATTTTTGCAGTTTTCTAGGTGTATATGGAATTACAATTTCAGTCATTTTTAAACAAAACCCCCCTGTTAGTGAATAGTCGTATTTTCAGGGTAATTCAATTGATTAATTCCAAGCTCATCAAGCATGAAATTGCTAAAGTGTTTAGCATGGTGAAGATCGTCAAAGCCATCAAAGTGTATTATCACAGATTCAGTAGATTCTGAAATAACAACTAATGCGTTTATTTTGTTTTTCTTTTTTTTTGGCATAAGAGGAACTCTTTGTTTAGATATATATACCTCCCTTTAATTTTAATCTAGCACAAATCTAAAAATCAGGTGTATCAAGTTTTAAAACCCTACCCTTTTAGAACTAACTTTTAAATTGGTACTGATAGTCATCTATTA